GTGATCCACGAGTTCGTGTAGTGGTGCATCCCGGCCGCCCAGCACCAGAACGCGTCAGCCTCGTTGTCGTTGCGGGGCTTGTAGCCGGCGTCGAACGCGGCGTCGATCATGGCTTGCTTGTCGCCGCGCCCGCCGCCGGTCGCGTACTTCTTCAGCTTCGTGGCCTGCATGTACGCCATCGGGACTTTCGCCCGGGCCAGCAGTTCCCGCACGACGCCGTGGACGAGTCCGAGCCGTACGAGGGTGATGGTGCCGCCGCGCATGGACGGCGGCACCTCCTCGATGACGGCCACGTCGGGTCGGGTGGCGTCCAGGTAGTAGTCGAGGGCGTCGCGCAGATGTGTCAGTCGGCCGTCACCTTCGCCGGCCGCTTTGACCGTGGTCATCTGCCCGGATGGCAGGCAAACCCCGGTGGCGACGATCGACAGGTCGAGCCCGATCACCTTGACCATCAGAACAGCTCGTCGTCGGCTTCGAGTTTGTCGGCCAGCCGGGTGGCGTAGTAGGCCGCTTTGCGCAGGTCGGTGGCGGCGTCCACGCCCGGCTTACGGCCGGCCCGGACCAGGCACTTCAGGGCGTTGCCGAGGTGGAAGTTCAGCCCGAGCGCGTCGATCACGTCGATCACGTCGAGCGAGTACCCGTCGCGGAGAGCGATTCGGTAATGGTCGGGCCGGTCGATCTCCTCGTACGCGTCGGGCGGCGTCGTCGTCCAGGGCGCGTCGCCGACGCTGATCAGACCACCCACGGCGAACGTGGGCTGGTTCGGGGGCTGAACCGGCATGTGCGATCCCTGATCGTTTACGGTCTCAGCGGTCGGCGCCTCCGGGTCGTAGTGGTGGTAGATGTAGTCGGCGGAATCAAGCGCGACTGGCGCCGCGACTGTTCGCGGGTCACTCGCCGGGCATCGCACGTACAGGGTCAGCCCCTCGAACGTCTCGCCGTCCACGTGCACCCAGCGCGGCGACGCGTCCAGCCCAGGCCGCTCCGTCCAGGTGATCCCCTGGCCGCAGTTGGCGCAGCTTGTCGTGAGGTAGCCCATCCTCGTAGCCACCCCGTCGGGAAGGTTCATTGCGCGGCCTCCGTGCCGTGGTTGGTGGGTCGCTCCGTCCGGGTGATCCGGACGGAGTCGGGGGCGTCGTAGGCGAGGGTGACTCCGCGCCGGCTGACCGCCGAAACGGTGACGGTGATCTGCTGCCCGCCGAGGTCGATGACGATGGCCTCGCCGATGTGGTGGTTGAGGATCAACATCAGGCGCCGTCGTCCTTGTTGGTGATGTCCATTGCCTGAGCGAGGGCCAGCGCCTCATTAAGCCCCTCGATGTGGTCGGCGAGTCCGATCGCGTCGAACGCCTGCGTCGCGCCTACGTCGGGGGTCACCTGGATTTCGGCGTACGTGCCTTTCCACTTCACGTCGATCCGTCGGATCCCTGCCCACCCGGTGACCGTGTACCCGTTGTCTTTGATCACTGCTCCACTTCTTCCCGAGGCTGGTCGGCCATCGCGGCGAGCGCGTCGGTGGCCTGGTTGATGACCCGCTGGACTTCGTCTTTGGTCATGTCCTTGGAGGTGGTCAGCGGGCGTCCGATTTCGTCGCTGAGCCAGCCGAGGCGCCCGTCACGGTCCTCGGGAACGTCCAGCTTCGTCAGCAGGCCGAACATGTGATTGATCATTCCCCGGGTCGGCTGGTCGCCTTCGCCGGTGACCGGGTCTCCGCCGGGCAGTGCTGCGGCAGCGGACGGGGTCGCCTGCCGTTCGGCGGGCTTGTTCGAGCGGGCCGGACGCGCCCGGGTCGTGCCGCGCGCCTGCGCCCGGATCCCGCCCTCACCTTCCGCGTTCAGCATCGCGGCCATGCCGTCGTCATCCTGCTCGACGGCGATGTTCAGGATGGCGGCCAGGCAGTACCGGCGGGCGTAGGTGATCGCGGAGCCGAGTCCCTGGATGCCCTTGTCCCCGGATGAGATGGGGAAGATCCCGTCGATCTGGTCCCCTGACTTGTGGGCCAGGGTGTACCGCAGCACCATCCCGATCTTGCCGTCGCCGGGGTCGCCGTAGCCGGGCATGGTCCGGAACGACAGTCCGTGCTTCGCCATGATCGGGGCTGTCGCCTCGATGACCTTGCCGAGGGTGATGTATTTGTAGCTGTGGCTTGTGCCGTCCTTGTGCTCGACGACGACTGTCCGCTGATCTTCCGTGGCGAACGTCGGCAGTTCGGCTTGCACGGCAGCGAGCGCCTCGTTCAGTGCGGACGTGCGATTGCCGGTCAGGCTGCCGGTCCAGCTCGCGAACCGGCGGAGAACAGCCAGCTCCGTCTCATCCGGACCCCACGTGTTCTTCGGCTCTGTCATTCGCGTACCTTCCATAGGCGGATCGGGTGGGGCTGGTTCGGGGTCAGGAAGCATGGCGCGCCGGCACACCAGCGGCCCAGATGCCACCATCCGACCCGGATCTCCCAGTGCTTCCAGCGCCAGCGCATCAGTCGGTCACCTTCTCGATTCGGTAGGTCATGCCACGCGCCGGGATCAGCGGTTCACCGCGCAGGTACTTCGACTCCTCGGCGATCCGGGCCACCTCCTTCAGGAACAGGAAGTCCCGGTACACCTCCGGTCCGGTGTGCATCGCGTAGGCGGTGTATCCGGTCGGGGTCAGATGGACGGCGATCATCAGCGACACGCGCGGCATCTCGATCTCGGTGCCGTCGGGCAGGACCAGCCACAGTGAATGCCGGTACCCGGCGCCCTGGTAGGCAACGTCCCCGTACACCCCGGACGCGGCTGTCTTCCAGTCGATCAGGGCCGGGTAGCGGCCGTCGTCGTCGGTCTCGTACTGCTCGTACTCGTCCAGGTCGGCCAGCAGCACCGTGCCCAGCGCGTCGAGCTTGCCGGCATGGTCGTGTTCGTCGGCAGAATGCACGACCGCTTCGGTGTGCCACGCCTGGAAGTCGAACTCCTGGATGAACGCCGCCGCCGACTGGACGTAGCCTTCCAGCTCCGTCGGCACCTGCACGATTTCGTCGTTGAGGAGACGCTGCGCCAGCTTGTGAACGGTGGTGCCTTTCGCGCCGGCCCGGTTCAGGGCCGCGTACGGCGACTTGCGGATCAGGTTGTACCGCTCGATCGGGGGCAGCTTCGACAGTTCCTCCCAGTTGTCGACGGCGTACCCGGCGGCGGTCTCCGAGTGCCATTTCATCAGCCCGGGTTTTGGCATCCCGCCGCCCGCCGACGCGGTCACGGACGGCACTTTCTCCCCGGTCTCTACCCGGCGGTACGAGTGCCCGCCGCCGTGGTTGCGGATCTCTACGGCCATCAGGTCACCAGAACTTCGAGACGAAGTGCCAGGCGACGAACCCGATCACGCCCCAGAACGCGAGGATGAACAGCAGGCTCACCCACCACGACACCCAGAACAATCGGTCCTTCATTGCGCCTCCCAAACAGGGATCGCGGCCCGGCCGCGCGTGGCGGCCGGGCCTGGTCGGGTCAGACGTAGAACGGGCCACCCAGGCTGGTCGGCTGCCCGCCGGCCGCGTCGGCAGCGGCCTTGGCGACCGCCTTGCGGATCGCGGCGTCGGCGACGCCGGGCCACCCCTTCGGGATTTCCAGCTTTTCCGCCAGGTTCAGCCACTCGCGGACCTTCGCCGTGTAGACGTGCCCGGCGTCCAGGATGCTGCCGTGGTAGGCGAGGTAACCCTCTTCCCCGAAGCTGGCGCCGATCCGCGCGCGCTCCGCGTCCAGGTCGACCATGCGTCCTCCGACGCCCACCTCGATCCCATTCAGTTCCACGTCGATCAACGAGTGGATGCCGGTGATGACGACGGGGCCGTAGGCGGGGAACGTCCGGTCGACGGTGACGGAGAGCAGGTAGGTGGCGGCCGGGTTGAACGGCAGCCGGTAGGCGTCTTCGCGCAGGTGGACGCAGAGCCCGTTGACGGTCGCCTGGATGAACGTGCCGGCCAGGTCGTCGGAGATGCGGGAGTCGGTGGGGTGGGCGTCGACGATGCCGGGTGCGGCGTCGGTGGGCAGGTAGACGTACATGGTCAGCTTCTTTCCGGCGGCAGGTAGGCGGACATGATGGCGACGGCGTCGGCTTTCGCGTCGTCGTAGACGGCCTCGGCGAGGCGGAGTTCGCTGGTGAACACCACGTTTGCGCCGAACTTCGCGATGAGTGCGAGGATGCGGGTCAGCCTTTCGG